ATCTCGAACTCGTTGGCTGGCAGCGGGCCACCCCCGACCGGCTCATCTACCCGCAGCCAGCCAACGAGTTCGAGATCCCCGACAAGGCCGTCGCCCTGTTGGAGGTGAAGACCAGCCCGTTCGGCGATGAGTGGGGGCCTTCTGGCAGCGACATCATCCCGATCCACTACCGCTGCCAGGTCATGTGGCAGATGGACACCCTGGGCCTGCACCGCACCCACTTCGCCGTGTTGATCTCCGGCCACGACTACCGCGAATACACCGTCGACTACGACCCCGACGAGGCCCGCGTCCTGCGCGAGGCGGCCGAGCGGTTCCTCGACGACGTCCGCAGGGGTGTCCGGCCCGACATCGACGGCGACACCGCCACCTACCAGACCATCCGCGTCCAGGCCGACGGGCTCGAAGACCGGGATGTGGAGATCCCGTTCGGGCTGGTCTGTCGTTGGGACGCCGCCTACGAGGCGCTGGCCAAGGCGTCGGCTGACCTCACCCAGGTCCGCGGCGAAGTCCTCGACCTCATCGGCAACGGTCGCCGCGCGGTCTGCGAAGGCCGCCGCATCGCTTACCGCACCGTCCGCGACGGCGCCACCTACTCCCTCAACCCGTACACCCACCACGAGGACGCAGCGTGAGCCAGATCAGCAACGCCATCGCCAAGCGGGACAACGGGCCCGCCGCCCAGATCGAGCAGTACCGCGACGAGTACGCTGCTCTCGTCCCATCCCACGTCAACGCCGACCAGTGGATCCGGCTCGCCGTCGGCGCCATCCGCGGCAACAAGGACCTGATGCAGGCCGCGCAGACCGACATCGGCGTCTTCCTGCGGGAGCTGAAGACCGCGGCCCGACTCGGCCTGGAACCCGGCACCGAGCAGTTCTACCTCACCCCACGCAAGAGCAAGGCCCACGGCTACAAGCTGATCATCAAGGGCATCGTCGGCTACCAGGGCATCGTCGAACTCATCTACCGGGCGGGCGCCGTCTCCTCCGTCATCGTCGAAGCCGTCCGCGCCAACGACACCTTCCGGTACGTGCCCGGCCGCGACGACCGACCCGTCCACGAGATCGACTGGTTCGACGAAGACCGCGGCCCGCTCGTCGGCGTGTACGCCTACGCCGTCATGAAGGACGGCGCCGTCTCCAAGGTCGTCGTCCTCAACAAGAAGCGCGTCATGGAGATCCGCGCCAAGTCCGACGGCAAGGACTCCGAGTACAGCCCGTGGAACACCAACGAGGAATCCATGTGGCTCAAGTCGGCGGTGCGCCAGCTCGCCAAGTGGGTGCCGACCTCCGCCGAGTACATGCGGGAACAGCTCCGCGCCCAGGCCGAGGTCGCCGGAGAACTCGCCGCACCGACCGCGGCCGGCGCCCCGCAGATGCCGCAGCCGTCCGTCCTCGAAGACACCGACCCCGCCTACGACGACGAGCCCGTCGAGGGCGAACTCGTCGACTAGCGACCCAAACATTCGGGCCGGATTCCCCCATAACCACTGTGTAAAGCCGCCCGCACCGCAACTGCGGGCGGCGCCACACCCCACCAAGGAAACCACCATGCCCCGTCGCCTGTCTGTCGCTGAACGCCTCGCCTCCGCGGAGAAGGACTTCCTGCTGGAGGAGATCGCCGACCAGTCCTCCTGGAGCCAGTTCCTCGTTGAGCAGGCCGTCTTCCACTACGGCCAGCGCTACGACGACTTCTCGTGCAACGACCTCCGCGACGTGCTGCCCGAGCTAGGCCACGGCTATCTCGGCGCCGCCATCAACGCCCTCCGCGCCGGCGGGATCATCGCCCACACCGGCCGCATGGTGCCCTCCACCCAGATCAACACCCACGGCCACCGCATCAACGTCTGGACCCTCACCGATAAGGGCCGGGCCATAGCCGCCCGCCGGACATCCCGCACCGAGCAGGGCAGGGCCGCCGCATGAGCCGCCTGATCGAACTCCCCGCCTGGTTCCTGGGCCTGCTCGTCGTCGCCGCCGGTGCCGTCGGCTGCGGAGCCTGCGCCGCCATCGACCTCGCCATCCGCACCCACCACTACCGAAGGGAAGACACGCCGTGAGCCGCTACGACTGGATGGCCGACGCCCAATGCGCCCAAGTCGACCCCGACCTGCGGCACCCCGACGGCGTCGGCGTCGGCTACCAGGCCGCCAAGAAGATCTGCGACGGCTGCCCCGTCCAGCAGCAGTGCGCCGCCTTCGCCCAGCAAGCCGAGGCCGACTACGCCCACAACCACCGCCACGGACTGTGGGGCGGTCGGTCCCCTCGCCAGCGCGCCAACGCCAGCAACCAGCCGGCCGGCTTCCATGTCCAGCGGCGCAAGCAGATCCTCCGCCTCGCCAGCACCGGCGACATGGACGCCTACGAGATCGCCGAGCGTGTCGGCTGCGACGTCCGCACCGTCTGGCGCATCACCAAAGCCCACCGCGACCAGATGGGGAAGGCCGCGTGAAGCTCCTCGACCTCTACTGCTGCCAGGGCGGGGCCACCCGCGGCTACCAGGCCGCCGGCTTCCACGTCACCGGCGTCGACGTCGACCCGCAGCCCCGCTACTGCGGCGACGCCTTCCACCGGGCCGACGCCGTCCAGTTCGTCCACGACCGGCTCGACTGGATTCGGGAAACCTTCAACTTCATCCACGCCAGCCCGCCCTGCCAGTTCGACTCCGACTGCCAGCGGATCATGCGCAACGACCACCCCGACCTCATCGAACCCACCCGCGAAGCCCTTGAAGCCACCGGCCTCCCGTATGTAATCGAGAACGTCAGCGGCGCCCGGGCCAAGCTCAAGCAGCCCATCGAGCTGTGCGGGCTCATGTTCGGCATGACCCGCACCTACCGGCACCGCTACTTCGAGACCGGCGGCGGCTGGACGCTGCCGCAGCCGCACCACCCGCGGCATGAAGCACCCCAGGCCAAAATGGGCCGCCCCGCCCGCAACGGCGAAGTCATCCAGGCCATCGGCAACTTCTCCGGCGTCGGCATCGTGCGCGCCGAGTGGGGCGTCGACTGGATGAACCGCGATGGCATCCGCGAAGCCATCCCGCCCCAGTACGCCCAGTGGATCGGTGAACGCTTCCGCAACCACCTCGACGAACGGCAGGTGGCCGCGTGAGCGAGCAGCAGAAGCCGGCCGCCATCACGTCGGCCCCGTACCCGAAGAACGTGCCGTTCCAGTGCGGCACCGGACGCCCCGTCTGCGGCCGGCCCGCCCGGCTGTACGCCGTCGGATGGCGATGCGACATCCACAACCCCGCCGCCTGGGCCGCACGACAGCAGGCCGACGACGAGACCACCACGTGACCGCGGGCCGCCGACCGCGCACCCGGCTACGCCGAACGGGTGAATCGGGACCGGTGCTCGTTCGGCGGAACGACACCTTGCCGACCCGGCCGGACGGCTCCGACCAGTCGCGTGAGACACGACATTTGTGCACGTCAGAGGCGTGCATGCACTCCATGTCACGTCGCCCGGGGGCGCCCCTTCCGGGCAACGTAAGCCGCCGGCCGCGCGACCGGCCCTAACCGGCAGCACACCCCACGACCGTTCACCCGCTCCAGCCGAAGGACTACCGCCGTGACCTTGGACGCCATGCACTGGGTGTGGAACCACTCCCAGTCGAAGGGGAATCCGCGCCTGGTGATGCTCGCCGTCGCGGACAAGGCCCCCGGGCCGGACTGCACGGCGCGCCTGGGGTTGACCGAGTTTCGGCAGCGCTTGAACGCCGCCCGCTCGACCGTCATCGACGCCATCGACAAGGCCCTCGCGTCGGGGGAGTTGGTCATGGTCGAGGAGGCGCGCGGCAGCCGTGCGGCCCTGTACCAGCTGCCGAAGGCTGTCGGATATGCCCGACCTGTTCCCGGTTCTAGGGGTCCGGATTCCGGACCGGTAAGTGATGGCTACCGGTCCGGGAATCGGACCCCTAGCGAGAACGGGGGGTCCGAAAATCAGACCCCTAGGCATATGCCTACCGGTCCGGAATCCGGACCGGGGGGGTCCGAAAGCCGGACCCCTAGGGGTCCGGAATCCGGACCCCTTAACCAAACCAGCAGAACCATGCATGAAGGCATGCCTGCAGGAGGGCAAGAAATCCCCGCCTTCGCTCGCCCACTCGTCGACCAGCTGACGGCAGCCGGAGTCATCGTCCGCTGGAGCCTCAGCACCAGCGAGTGGTTCGAACTCGACGCCCTCATCAAGAAGAGCGGCATCCCCGCACTCGCCGACTTCGCCCGCCGGCAAGCCGCACAACGCGACGTGCAGTACGCCCGGTACTTCCTCCGCGGCGGCTGGCGTGAACTCCCGCCGCTCCCTGCACCCGGCACAGAACGCCCACCGCTCCGAGCCGTCGCCGGCGGCTACGAGCCCTACCGCAATCCCACCGACCAATCCGTCTACGACGAGGACTTCTAATGCAGTACATCCCGCCCAGCAGCCTGCGAGGCCACGACCTCGCCCCGCTGCTCGCCAGCCGCGGCCTCGACCTCGACTGGCTCAACGAGCACGACTTCGACCCGCACAGCACCGCCAACGTCGCCCGCAACACCTACCTCGAAGCCATGGCGAAGGTTCCGTTCCACTACCGCAGCGCCGTCGCCACCCTGCCCCAGCTGCACGCCTGGATCGATAGCCTCATCGCCACAGCCAAGGAGGCCCAGGCCGAGCGCGGCGCCCCCATCGCCAGCATCACTCACGGCCCCTCGCTGCTGCTCCTCGGCGTCACCGGCGTTGGCAAGACCCATGAGGCCTACGGCGCGATGCGCGAGCTCGCGGTCACCGGCATCTACGGCCAGTGGCAGGTGACCACCGCCGCCGACCTGTACGCCGCCCTCCGCCCGCGCCACGGCATCGACAGCGAGGCCGAGTTCCGCAAGTACCGGGACGCCCGGCTGCTCCTCCTCGACGACCTCGGCGCCGAACGTAAGCCCACCGAGTTCACCGAGGAGATCAACTTCCGGTTGATCAATCACCGGTACGAGCGCCACCTGCCCACCCTTATGACCTCCAACATGCGCCCCAAGGAGCTCTCCGAGCGCCTCGGTGACCGCGTCACCAGCCGACTGCAGGAGATGTGCAAGCGCGTCCCGATGGAGGGCACCGACCGCCGGAGGAAGGCCGCGTGACCACCGACACCGAACTGTGGGCGCCCGACGAGGCTCTCGCCGACAACCGGCCGGCTGCGCCCGAGCGGCCCCGCGACGTTGAAGCCGAACACATCCTCGCCGCCACCGTCATCATGCAGCCCGCCGTGATCGACGAACTCGGCGCCGAAGGCTTCGACCCCGCCGACATCACCACAGACGCCTACCGCTGGATCTGGTGGGCCGTCGAAGAACTCCGCACCGAGTTCCGCGACGGCGAACTCAAGCACCTCGCCGTCCACCGGCAACTGGAGGCCTGGCACGCTGACGGCCGCATGCCCACCCGGCCGCTGACGGCCAACCAGCTGATGGAGCTGTGCAACCACGCCCATTACGGCGCCGCCTCCTGGTACGCCTCCCGGATCGCGAAGAAGGCCGTCGCCGCCCGCGTCGTCGCCCTCGGTTACGAGGCCATCCTCAAAGGCACCTCGCCGGCCTTCGACGAGGACACCGACGTCGCCGCCATCCAGGCCGACCTCGACGGCGCCGTCCGTCCCGCCGACGACAGCAACATGGCCGCCATCGGCGACCTGCTCCTCGACAGCATCGACCGGGCCACCACTCCGCCCACCAACGATCAGCGCATCCCCACCGGGTTCATGGACCTCGACAGCCTGCTGTCCGGTGGCTGGTCGCCCAGCCAGTTGATCGTCATCGGCGCCCGGCCGGCGATGGGCAAGTCGACGGTTGCCGCCGACTTCGCCCGTGGCGCCGCTATCCAGCACAAGATCCCGACGCTGTTCGAGTCGCTGGAGATGAGCAAGGACGAACTGTCCGACCGGATCCTGTCCGCAGAGGCCCGCATTGCCCTGCACCACCTGAAGAACGGCATCGCCACCGACGACGACATGGTGCGTGCCGCCCGCCGCGCCCCCGACATCGCCGCCGCCCCGCTGTGGATCAACGACGGCGCCCTGCTGTCGCTGTCCCTGCTGCGCGGACGCATCCGCAACCTCGTCCGCACCCAGGGTCTGCGCCTGGTCATCGTCGACTACCTGCAGTTGATGCAGGCGCCGAAGGCGGAGAACCGGCAGCAGGCTGTTGCCGAGATCAGCCGCAACCTCAAGCTGATCGCCAAGGACTTCGGTATCACCGTCATCGTTCTCTGCCAGCTCAATCGTGGGCCTGAACAGCGGCAAGAGAAGAAACCGATGGTGTCCGATCTGCGCGAGTCGGGTGCGATCGAGCAAGACGCCGACATCGTGATCTTGCTGCACCGCGAAGACGCCTACGAGAAGGAGTCCCCGCGGGCCGGCGAGGCCGACTTGATCGTCGGCAAGCACCGCAATGGCCCGACGGCGACGATCACGGTCGCGTTCCAAGGCCACTACAGCCGATTTGTCGATATGGCGCAGACGTGAACGGCGATCCGCGCATCGAGGACATCGCGGAGATGCGCACCGAGGGCAGCCTCCGCGAGTACTTCCAGTACCTCACCGGCCGCGCGCCGGCCAAGCCGAAGCCGACCGAGTCCGAGGAGAAGCCGCCCGGCTACCACATCCCCCGCAAGGGCGCCTGGCCGTGCGGCACCGCCCCGTCCGGCCCGACACCGCCGGCCTGCACCCACGGCCCCAGCACCTGACCCCGCACACCACAACCCCAACCACCAAGGAGCACGCCATGAGCACGCACCCGCTCCCCGTCGGCGCCCGCGTCCGGCACTACGGCCAGCAGTGGCCCGCCGCCAGACAGGGAACCGCCACCGTCCGCGAGGTCGTAGGCCCGCTGCACGACAGCAGCTACGAGTACCGCGTCACCGCCACCGAGGACTTCAGCCGTCGCCCCGGGCCCGACAACCCCGAGACCCGCAACACCTGGTGGTCATCCACCGCCACCATCCCCGCCTTCGCCTGACCGCCCGCCTCACACCCCTGGAGACCTGATGCCACACGACCCGCAGCCCCTCGACCTGGACGACACGATCTGGCTCCAGCAGCGCCCCTGCGGCTGCGTCGTGGCCGCCGTCGTGGCTGTCGTGGACGACCGGGTGCTGGCGACCGCCGAGCAGGCGCATCAGCACCTCAACCCCACGCTGCTCGACCGCGGCCGGGCCGCCGACGCCCGTCTCTCCATCGTGCCGGTCACCGGCGCCGAGTACCGCGCGCAGTACCGCGACCGCTGGCGCTGCGACACCCACACCCGCCCGTCCGCCTGATCACCCTGAAGGAGCCCGTCATGACCGACCCGCAGCCCCTCGACCTCGACGCCATCCGTTCCGCGGTCGCCGCCACCTTCGACCAGTTCGAGCCGGCCGAGACCCGCCAGGCCCGCTGGGAAGCCGCAGCCCTCGCCGCCGGACGAGAAGTCGACCGCAACGCCCTGCGCGCCTACATGGCCGTCGCGGACGCCGAGCAGCAGGCCCTCGCCGACGACTGGGCCAAGAGCGCAGCAGCAGCCGACGACGAAATCCGCCGCCTCCGCGCCGAACTCGCCGCCGAGCAGGCCCAGCACGCATTCACCCTCCGCCAGCGCAACAACCGCTCCCAGCGGCTCCTGCACCTGCGGGACCTCGCCAACGCCGGGAACACCGAGGCACTCGTCGCCGCCGCCCAGGACACGCTCGCCGCCTCCATCAACGACCACCAGTCGGCCGCCGAGGAGGCGCACGTCGTCGCCGACGACAGCGACGACCCCGAGCACGTGGACGACTGCCCCGGCTGCGAGGCCACGGTGAGCGAGGACAGCCGATGAGCGACCTCGCCCGCATCCCGGCCGCCCAGATCGTCCGCTACAGCCCGGAAACCATCGCCGATTGGCTGATCGCCCGCAGCGAGGACAGGTGCGCCCGACTGCGCGCCGCCTGCCAGTTGCTCCGTTCCGCCGCTGCCGACGAGGTGCGCGCCATCGAGAACCTCCGCGCCGCCGTGTCTGCCGCCGCCCGGCCGTGACCACACCCACACCAACCACCAGGAGGAGCGCCGTGCCAAGTCGGCCCGGACAGCAGAAGCTCAGGATCAAGCCGATGACGTTCGCCGAAGCTTGCGCCGAGGTGGACCGCCTGCATCGCCACCATCGCAAGCCGCAGGGCCACAAGTTCAGCATCGGCGTCGAGGACCAGGCCGGCCTCCTGCGGGGGGTGGCGATCGTCGGCCGGCCGGTGGCTCGGATGTTGGACGACGGGCGCACCGTCGAGGTAACCCGCGTCGCCACTGACGGCACTCCGAACGCCTGCTCCGCCCTGTACGGCGCGGCGTGGCAGACGGCGAAGGCGTCCGGCCACTACCGGATCATCACATACACGCAGGACGGCGAGTCCGGTGCGAGCCTGCGCGCGCTGTCGTGGCTGCGGGTGGCGGAGTTGTCGCCGCGGAAGGGCTGGGATACCCCGTCGCGGCGCCGCGGGGACCGCGGTACGGACAACGTGGCGCGCATCTTGTGGGAGCAGCGGGTCGCTGCGGCTGATGATCTGCCGCCGATCGACGCCCTACGAAACGAAATACGAAACGAAATCCTCTGTGAGGCCGTCGGTTGCGGACGTCCCTTTCCGATCCGCCTCGGTCGCGGCCGGCCCGCCCGCTTCTGCTCACCCGCCTGTCGCCTCCGCGCCCACCGCCACGCCAAGGCCGCGGCGTGACCCCCTGCACGACAGAACCCGGGCGTGTCGTTACCACGCCCGGGCCGGCCCCAGCCTCCCACACCACGACCGACCGCATCAGCCACCAGGAGTGACCGTGACCGACCCCGACTACCCGTACCGCGTCCGTCTGCATGGCGGACGGAACGTTCATACCGCCCGGCACGTCAACGGCAGCGCCAACCGCGTCACCGGATGCGGGTACTACCTGCCCGAGGACAGCACCAACCACTGGATGGACGACGACACGGCCGTCACCTGCCGCGGCTGCCAGCGCGCGATGGGCGGTGCCCGATGACCGACCTGCCTCCCGGATGCCAGCCGCAGGACTGCTGCGGTGACCCGGCCGCCCACCTGACCGACCCCGAGTCCGCCCGCGCGCTGCTGCACCGGCACGGTCTGCCCGAGGACGTTATCGACGGCGCGCTCTGCCTGCACGCGCAGGAGCTGGCCACTCTGCAACGTGAGTTCGCCGATCAGGAGGACGGTCACCTGGCGACAACTTCGGCGTCCGTGTACGTGCACGGCATTCGCGACGCGGCTGACCGCATCGACCCGACGAAGGCCGCCGCCGCTCCTGCTGGCCCGGCGCCCACCACCGACCGGGACACGCTGCGGGACCGGATCGCCACCGCCATCAGCGGCCTGAACGACGGCGGCGGCACCCTCGCGGACCTGGATGAGGAGGACGACGTGCTCGCCCTCACCAACGCGGTCCTGGCCGTGCTGCCCGCGCCCGACCAGCAGGCCGCCAAGCTGGTGGCCCGGACCGTGCGCGCCTGCGCCGAGCACCTCCGTGACCGGTACGCCGATACGTGGACAGCCGACGCTGCTCGTTCCCTGGACCTCAACGCCGCACGGATCGAGCGGGGCGAGCCCACCGCCCTGCTGCGCCGTCTGGCTGGCGAGGCGCAGCAGGACCCGACACAGGACGGCCGGACCACGCTCCCGTGCAATTGGGCCAGGACCCGGTACCTGCACGCGCCGCACGACTGGGAGCCACAGCCCGGCATGGAGCCGGTGCACTGCCCAGGAAGCTCGGAGCGGTCCGGGCAGCCCGACACGGACGAGGAGACGCGCTGCGTCTGCGGCGACCCGATCCAACTCCAGGACCCCGCCGACCCGACGAGCTGGATCCACAGCCCCGGCTCGGACACGCCCTGCCTCAACGCCCGCCCGTCCCGCTGAGCCTGCCGGGGCCGCGTGAGACTACGCGGCCCCACAGAGGGGCTGGACGGGTGCAGGAACGCCGAACAGCCCCACGCGCGACTCACACAACGCCGAGCACGCCACCAAGCCCGCAGGCGGGCGCACAGCCCGCCTCCTGAGGAGACACAGTGACCCACCGCATCGAACCCGGCCAGACCTACCGCGCCTGCAACGGCAGTGGCCTCCGCATCCGCGTCGTCGGCGACGGGCCCGGCTACCCCGCCTGGGGCTGGTCCAAGACCACGGTCGAGACCGTCCTCCCCGACGGACGCGGCACCCGGCAGCGCGCCATCGAGACCACCCAACTCCACGCCACCGCCACCACGAAGGCGGGCCAACCCCGCCGCACCGGATACGCCCTGGAGACCCCGTGACCCCCACCGCCGAGATCCGCACCGCCGCCAAGAAGCTCCGGGCGCTCGCCACCGCAGCAGCCGACAACAGCGGCAGCAGCAACTGGCATGCCACCCGCCACTTCCCCGACCAGCCCGACTCCACCTTCACCACCCTGTGGGCGACCGGAGTGCGCCCGCTCCTCGGCGGAGGCGGCAGGGGCCGAGTGCCCTACGTCCACGCCCCCGTCGGCGACTACGCCGCCGCCATGGACCCCACCGTCGGCCTCGCCCTCGCCGACTGGCTCGACTTCGAAGCCGCCCTTATCGAGCGCGTCCCCGGCGCCGAACTCCGAGGCCGCAGCGAACGCGCCCTCGCCGTCGCCCGCGCCATCAACGCCAAGCCGTAACTGCCCTGCCCGCCCGGCGTGCCCGGGCGGGCCACACCATCAGGAGCAGCAGCACCATGACCCGACGCATCACCGCCTACGAGGTCACGGACGACCTCGCCGCCGCCGGCCACATCGACTCGACTCGCGGCGCCGCCTGGCGCCCCGGCTACCGCGCCTACCAGGCATCCCCGCGGACCGTCCGCTTATGGCACGACGGACCCGACGAGGGGCAGCACCTCATCGAATACCTCAAAACGCTCCGCTCGCTCGGCTACTACGTCACCCCCGAACGGCCGAAAGGCAAGCGTCCTCGCCTCCGCATCACCTGTCCCTAGCCTGGAGTGACCGTGACCAACACCGACCCGACCGCCGCTATCGAAGTGTGGGCGCGCATGCTGTGCTCCGCCGACGTCCACGTCTACGGCGCCGACCACCCGACCTGGCAGCAGCTGGTCGGTGAGACCGGCAGCAAGATCCGGGACGACTACCGCAAGGCCGCCGCCTGGCTGCTGCCGAGGCTGACGGTCGCCGCCACTCCTGCCGGCCCGGCGCCCGCCACCGACCCGGACACGCTACGCCAGCGGATCGTCGGCGCTGTCGACCGCGTCACGGAAATAGATCCGCGATGGTGTGACTGATCATTTAAAGGTGGGAGCCCTCGCAACAGGACTCCCACCACCGTCCCGTGTCCCCTGAAAGGTGAAAGACGGTCATGAGTCACTCTTCCAGATCCGGAGCCATTTCGCGCTGACGCAGGCCCCCCGGAGAAACTATCCCTCAATCGGACGCAATTTCACCGCTCTGCAATGTCCCTTCGCGCCTGCAGTCTCCCGAGAGCACCCCTCTCGAAGCGGCCCGGCGCAATTCATTGTTCAGACAGCGCACCCTCCTCCGAGCCCCGCACCAACCCCCAACGGCCGCCACAAGCCCCATACAGCCCCGCGAAGGAGCGCGATGCCCCGCAACCCCACCGCCCCACTCACCGACAGCGAACTCGACGCCCTCCGCCTCGCCGCATCCGGCTACACCAGCCGACAGATCGCCCACCGGCTCGGCACCACCGAACGAGGCATCCACCTCCGCATCAAAGCCGCCACAGCCAAACTCGGCGCCCGCTCCCGGACGCACGCCGTCGTCATCGCCATCGCCCGCGAACTCATCCAGCTCGAAGAACTCGAACTCCCAGACCAGCGAAAGGCAGCAGCGTGAGCGAACCGTCCGCACTCCGTCAGCAGATCACCAACGCGATGATCCCGGTGTTCGCCCTCCATCGGGCACTGCTCAAGCCGGAGGAGTTCCGGATCATCGACGAACTTGTCACTGCCGTCCTCGGCGTGATCCTCCCGCACGGCCGGTTCCTCGGCGACCAACTTCGCGACGCCGAAGCGACCATCGAGCGGGTCATCACCCTCGCCGAGGTCTGGCAGGACGCACCCGACCCGCTCGTCCGGGTATCGGCCGCCGACCTCATCAGCACACTGCGCGGCCCCCAGCAGCCCGACCCCTCAGCCGCGCCCACCCTCCGCGAGTGCGCAGTTCACGACCGCGCCCCCTGGGCCGACAAGTACGCGGGCGACCAGCCGTGACCGCCGACCAGCTCGCCCTCGGCGACTGCGACCCCCTCTGGCACGACTGGGAACAGCTCTGCCAGCGCGGCGCCGAGGAACTCGTCGACCCGGTCGACCCGCGCTGGCGCGACCTCCGCCACCAAGGCCTCACCGCCCACCAGTACCAGCGCATCGCCGACGTCCCCGTCGTCGGCGACTACCTCTGACCCACCGCACCGCCGTACCAAGGAGCCAGCCATGGACGCCGCCTGCACCGTCTGCGCCACCGGCCTGTACGACACCGAACAGCAGACCTGCCGGCCCTGCACCGAGAGGGTCGCCGCCAACCTCGCCGCCCTCGCCGGACCCAACGGGCTCTACGCCCGGCTCAGCGCCTCACTCCACCCCGGCAGCAGCAGCGGCGGGCCCGCCGTCTCCGGCAGCCGCACCGCACCCGTCCCGCTCCGCTTGGAGGTGCTCAACCTGCAGACCGAGCGTGGCCCCGTCATTGGCGCCCTCGAACAGTGGGTCCGCGACTGGGAAACCTACGGCCGGGCCACCGTCGACGAGGCCGGCACCCTCCAGCAACGCCTCGACCACGCCGTCGGCACCCTCCGCTTCAACCTCAACTGGGCCGCCGCCTCACATCCCGCCTTCGCCGACTTCGCCGACGAGACCTGGGTCATCGTCCGCCGCTGCCGCACCGCCACGGGCGCCGAAAAGCCCCCGGTGAAGGTCCCAGTCGCCTGCTACTGCGGGCAGATACTCCGCGTCTCGCTCGACATGGAAGGCATCGAATGCAGGCACTGCGGCAGCGAGTACGGGCACGGCGAGATGCTCAAGCTGACCCCTGCGCGAAGGGCCGCCGCATGACCTGCCAGTGCTGCTCGATGATCACCGAGAACGGCCGTCGCCGCACCCGGCCGGCCGTCGCCCGCTGGACCCACTGGCACGGCTACACCACCCTCCTCTGTCAAGACTGCCTCGACGCCTGGCTCGACAATGCCGACGGCGACGAGACCCTTGAACCTGCGACCTGGAGGTGGCTGTGAGCGACGAGCCGGCCGAGCACGCCACCAGCCAGCTACCCATCGTCACCGCCACCGACGGCCACGCCTACATCGGAGCCGACGCCGTCGTCGTCCTCCTTCGGGCCATCGCCGAAAGCTGCCGCTGCCTCGCCGACGACCCCGACTGCGACCTACACACCGCCGCAGCCGCCATCGACCTCGAAGCCGACAACCTCGACTGCCGCGCCATCGAGCGCACGCAGTGATCCACTGGGTGGTAGTGGCATATGCCAGGCGACACCACCTACGGACGTTGGTGGGTGGTGCACGCCACACCGGCCTAGGCCGTGCGCTACGGTGGGGCAGGAGACACGAGATTTGCACGGTCGGAGGGGCCGCAATGAGCGAGCAGACTTGGACCATCGAGTCGATTCGCGACGCTCTCGGCAATCCCACCCTCGCCCAGCGGTTCATCGGAGAAATCAACCGCGCGCCAGCACACCAACTGCTGACCGTGTTCGCGAAGTGGCAAAGCATCGCCCAGCGAACCCTCGACGCCGTTCAGCAGGGCCATGCCATCGCAGCCGCCCACGCGCGAGGCGAAGACCCGACCAGTGACTGGCCTGACGCCACCGACCGAGTCCTGTCGAAAGACGAGCAGATCCGCAGACGCGGCGCAGCCTGATCTCGAAGTTTGTCACCCACCGCACTCGATCCGCTACGCTGCCCGAGTGACCTCCCCGCTCCTCCGCATACCCCTCACCCGGCGCACCCGCGTCCGCAGCACCAGGGAGGCCGAGTGGTCTACCGGCTCAAGTACAACCCGGGCGTCGAAGCCGTACACGACGCCCTCCCGCAAGCGGCCAGCGACGCCATGACCCAGGCCCTCGCCGCAGCCTGCCGCGACCCCTACGGCGCCACCCTCCCCCACGGCGAAGACGACGGCGTAGTCCGATCGGTACTCACCACCGACGCCCACGCCATCGTCCTCATCGCGAAGGACCACGAGGAGGTCATCGTCCTAGACATGATCTACCTACGCTGAACCACAGAAGGCCCCGCCCATCCGGGCGGGGCCTTCTGCGCGTCCCGCTACAACTTGGTCAGCTCATTAGAGGGTCAGTTCGCGATCTCGCAGCGAACCCCCGACCGGCACCAGGACACTAGCCACATGACCACCGCCGACTACATCCGTGACGCCGCCGAACCGATCGCCCGGGCCCTCGGTGTCGTGCAAACCCTCGGCATTCATGTGCCACCCGTGGACCTGCAAATCTCATACACCAACGGCGGCTGCATCATCCGCGTAGCCGAACGCAGCAGCGCCCATCGCGACGCGATCGAGACCGCCTTCTCGACCGCATTCACGACCGCCGGATGGGGAGTCGCCGTCCGCCACGCCGGCGGCCTCACCATGCAGCACCCGATCAGCCTGACCCGACTCTGACCCCCACACGTGAAGAGGCCCGCCGAGCACACCGGGCGGGCCTCTTCACGTGTGCCGTCAGAACGTGCCGGTGCAGGCCAGGCACACCCGGGAACTGTTCCAGTCCGCCAGTTGGGCCTCCGCCTCCGCCAGCCGGTGCCGCACCAGCGC